CCACCTACTCTTTAATCATATTGATAAGCACTGCGAAAGTTTTCATGAGTTCCCTACGTTCGATGATCTCAAGCTAGGCGTTCGACACGGAGCTACTAGAGACAAAGTCTTCGCTATAGAAGCTGTCGATGTAGATATTGATGCCGGAACCTTACTTGAGTATCTCAAAAACGAGTATACTCAGAAAGAGATATTAAATTCTCTTGATAAGTATATTGATAATTCTGTATTGTTTGCAAGTGCAGAAGAGTCAGTTCAAGAACTTCATCAGATTGTTCTTGATGTGGAGGACAAGGTTGACCTTGAAGTACCCACAGAAAGTATGCAACGTATTGAATTGTTTGAACCTGAAGAAGAGATTAGCAAATATGTTGGTCTTGGACTTAATGCTGATTACGATCACGAGATCAAGTTCTCCCCCCGAGACTTGGTACTTGTGGGAGGCAAGCGCGGTTCTGGTAAGTCTTTAACGTGTGCTAATATTGCAAATAATGTATTTCAGTCTGGCCGTTCGGCTATCTACTTCACTATTGAAATGGATAGTCGTTCAATATTGCAACGATGTTGTTCGATTGCAACTGAAGTGCCATATTCTCGACTTCGCACACAGAATCTTTCTGTTGTAGAGTGGGAGAAAGTGGCCGGCTGGTGGGCAAGTCGCTTCCAGCAAGGTCAGGACAGGTTGAAAGAATACAGAGAGCGCCGAGACTTCTCTGACTTTCATCATAAATTAACAACTCAGCATGAGCTTCTCCCGACTCAACAGCTAGATGTAATTTATGATCCAAGTTTAACTCTTGCTAAAATACGTGCAGAGTTAGACAAGAAAGTCAATAAGATAGAAGCAGGAGTGATCATTGTAGACTATATCAACCAAGTAAAACGTTCGGCCGTTCCCTCTCGGGGAGGGCAGTATGATTGGACGGAACAGATTGAAGTATCCAAGGCTCTCAAGGCTATGGCACAGGAGTATGAATGCACTGTATTCTCTCCGTATCAAACCGATGCTACTGGCGAAGCCAGGTTTGCAAAAGGTATTCTTGACGCCGCGGACGCAGCTTACGCGCTAGAAACTTGGGATCAAGAAGATGCTTGTATTACATTTAATTGTGTAAAAATGCGAGCAGCTAGTATGAAATCTTTTAGTTCTACTATGGACTGGGAGAGTTTAAAGATTGGTCCCGAGACAACTTTAACTCCAAAGGAGCGTGAAGCTAGCTCTCACAAAACGGATGAAGATATAGACGATCTCTAATATTTTCTTGACATTTGTAGCCCTCTTCATGTATAATATCGTGAAGAGGGTTTTTTTATAACTAATAAAAGAGATAAAATTATGCAAAGTAGTACCTATTACACAAATCGTTATGGAGATCAATACTTTTGGCACCCTATAAACGAGAATACCTACGAGTTTAAAACGGTTGGAAATTTTACGGAGCACTGTCGTATGGGTTTCAAGGTTTCTGACGAAGAAAGAGTCGACTATACAGACTTATTGTTTTTTGACCCTAGTGGTGGTCCTTTTGTGGACTATGCTACAGTAATAGACGACAGAAAAGTGTGCCATATTGAGTGGCATAGTGGGTCTTTCTATGTAGAAGTATGTGACGAATAGTACCCCCATACTTTCTAAAAATAGTTCTTGACTTTTTCTGTTAAATCAAGTATAATATATGCTTATTCGAATGGAGACTTATGTATGGGAATGTTTTACGGTAGTCTAAACCACACCCCTTCAGGACGCAAGAAGAAAAGGAGACCTAGTGTTAAAAAGAGCACATCTAAGACGTTTACAGATTTCACAACAAGCACGAAGACGTATGCAGATGTTAGACGAGAGTCCGACGTTTATTACCCCTCGAGGGATGACACAACTGGTTCTACCCCTCGTAGAGAGTCCCCAAGATACACCGGAACACTCATCCGAGGAATCGCAACAATGCACAAATCAAACGCAGTCCCTGTGACTAGTAACCAACAGGCTGTAGATATATCGAGAATGGCAAAATGACTTTAAAAAACAAAAGATTAGCACCTAAAATTACTGGGCTATTTGATAGCTTAGAAGCAAGTATGTCTTCAGAAGACTACGAACACGCGGATGTTATTCTTGCACGTTTGTCTAAGTACTTTCATGTATTTGATGATGAGCATACAGATTACTATCAATACGTACAGCATGAAGTAGAGTTGCGTATTCATGGATTAGATGTAGAAGATTATGATGAGCCTTTGTTCGACTGGGACGGAGATGCTTTGGCATCCGCAGGTTTCGGAACCGATGAAGATTATCAATAAGATATGGCGTATATGGAAGTACTCTATAGGTAGTTTTTCAGATGAGCAAACTGCGGAGTATGATAATGCAGTAGCTGTAACAAGAAGTTTTATTGTGTTAATAAATGTGATATGTGCCTGTCTTATTATGCTAAATATCCTAAAAAACTGGTGATTAAGTGAACGTAGAAGACCTACTCAGATCAAAAGATATTCCTTACATTCCTAAAGGCGGGGACTTTGTTGTTAGTTGTCTTAACCCTGAGCACGCGGATAGAAATCCTAGTATGCGTATAGATCAAGTAACTGGTATCTTCAATTGTTTTTCTTGTGAGTACAAAGGTAATTTGTTTACTCACTATGGTGAAAAAGCCAATAAAATGGAGATTAGGAGACAGCTTCTTAAAAAGAAGATTGACGAAGTAAGATCTGAGAGTATTGGCCTACAAATGCCTGAAGGTTACCTACCTTATGTAGGAAGCTGGAGAAATATAGCAGGAGCTACATATAAAGACTTCGGAGCCTTTATTCATGCCGGAAAAGACTTTGTAGGTAGAATATGTTTTCCGGTTCGAGACCGCTCAGGTAGAATAGTAGCATTTCAATCCAGAGCAACAGGTGATCAACAGCCTAAGTATTTAAATACGCCTCCAGGTGCAAAACTACCTTTATTTCCTACAGTTACTCCTATTCAAGGTAGAGTTATAATGGTAGAGGGAATATTCGATGTACTTAACCTACACGATAAAGGACTTACAAATGCTGTATGTTGTTTTGGTGTAAAGAATGTAAATGAAGAAAAACTACAGGTGCTCTCTGTATCAGGAGTGGACGGAGTAGATGTTTTCTTAGATAATGATGATGCAGGCCAGTCTGGGTCTGTAAAATTAAGGGAGTTGTGCGAGACAGTGGGTCTCGATACTCGTAACATTGCTTTTGGAAACAAAAACATGGATGCGGGTGCATTAACTGAATCTCAAGTAATTAAATTAAAGAGTAAATTATATGCCTAAAGTTGCATTAGTAGAAACTAAACCAAGTAGAACTAATTTCAAATCAGAGTTCGATTTTGACTTCGATCAATTTCAACTTTGCTCAGATGCCAGTCTTAAAAAAGTTTTAAAGCGAGACTGCGACATTGACATGAATCCAGACGACTATGAGTGGATTGTACTCGTAGGTTCGGATGCCATGAAATATTATACCAAACTCAGCTCTGTAACCGAATATTCTGGAAAAAAGGTAGAGGGCAAATTTTTGCCTGTAATCAATCCTGCCATGCTAGCATTCAAACCAGAAGCAAAAAAGACCTGGGAAGAAAGTGTCAAAAGCATTCATGCGTATGTTGCTGGAGAAGTAGAAGATGTAATTATTGATTCTAGTGTTGCTTTTGGTATACAAGATACGGAACAAGCCAATGAATTTATTGAAGCAGCTATACAGTATGATAGTGACTACATTGCACTCGACTCTGAAACAACTGGCCTTTATCCTAGGGATGGTTATATGTTGGGCATTAGCCTTAGCTATGATGGTAAGCGCGGCGCTTACATTGATACTGATTGTTTTAGTAGTAGAACTGAGCAACTTTTACAACAACTTTTCGATAAGAAAACAGTAGTATTTCATAATGCAAAGTTTGACATGGCATTCTTTGAGTACCACTTTCACTTTAAATTTCCTCAATTTGAGGATACTATGTTGCTCCACTACCTCATAGACGAGAATCCTGGAGGGCACGGGCTTAAGCAACTAACAATGAAGTTTACTCCTTACGGAGACTACGAAAAGCCTATGTACGATTGGATAGACCAGTATAGAAAAGAACACGGTATTCTCAAAGACCAATTCAATTGGGGAGATATTCCTTTTGATGTAATGAAAACATACGCAGGTATGGATGCTTTGTGTACTCTTCTTATTTATGAGAAGTTTATTAAAATTAAGCAAAACAAAAAACTAAAATGGGTATATGATAATATACTTATTCCCGGTACTCGCTTTCTAATAGACACCCAAGATAATGGTGTTCCATTTGATAAAAAGCGTTTGTATGTAGGACAAGATGCAATGCAAACTGATATAGATGAAGCTATTGCTGCTTTGTATAAAAATGATAATATACAAAGATTCGAGGAACTTAATGGAAAGCCTTTTAATCCCAATTCTACTGTTCAACTTCGTAGTTTGTTATTTGACTTCTTGGGCCTTAGACCTACAGGAAAGAAAACAGGAACGGGTGCGGACTCTACTGATGCGGAAGTGCTCAACGAACTTAGCCTTCAGAGCGATGTACCTAAGCGGATCTTGGATATACGACAAAAATCTAAAATCAAGAATACTTATCTTGACAAGATCATACCTCAACTCGACCGAGATTCTCGTCTCCGTACTGGGTTCAATCTACATGGTACAACTAGTGGTAGGCTTAGTTCTAGTGGTAAACTTAATATGCAACAGTTGCCTAGAGACAACCCCACTGTAAAAGGCTGTATTAAAGCATCCGAAGGGCATAAGATCGTAGCTATGGATTTAACAACAGCAGAAGTATATGTTGCTGCGATACTTGCAAAAGATAATGCTCTGATGGATGTATTCAAGTCTGGAGGCAACTTTCATAGTACGATTGCTCATAAAGTATTTAGACTTCCGTGTGAACCCGAACAAGTGGCAGAGCTATACCCAGATCGACGACAGGCTGCAAAAGCTGTTACCTTTGGAATTATGTATGGTGCAGGTCCTGCAAAGATTAGTGAGCAAGTAACAAAAGATAGTGGAAAATATTTTTCAAAACATGAAGCTACAGAAGTTATTAATGATTACTTTGGTGCGTTTCACAAACTAAAGGCATGGATTGATGATAATCAAAAATTTATTGAACAAAATGGCTTCGTTTATTCTTTCTTTGGTAGGAAGAGGAGGCTCCCGAACGTTGCGTCCACCGATGCGGGCATCAGGAGTCATAGCATTCGTTCTGGTCTTAATTTTTTGGTACAGTCCGCTGCTTCTGATATTAACTTACTTGGCGCAATAGACATGGGCGCTTACATCAAAGCAACCAATATGAAGGCTAGAATATTCGCGCTCGTACATGACTCTATTCTCGCGGAAGTTCCAGAGGATGAAATTGAACACTATAACGAAAAATTGTTACACTTTATACAAATGGACAGAGGCATATCTATCCCAGGTGCTCCTGTCGGATGCGACTTCGACGTTGCTGAAGACTACTCCCTCGGAAAATTTTCAAAAATGTATGGTGATACAGTATAAAACAATCAATAAAGTCAGATTTCCCGTCTATGTAATGCCTAGCTACAACTGGGACAAACAAGACGGGCTCTTGTTCTTAGAAGGACAAATTATTGATGATAGTAATATGCCCGGGGATACTTTAGGTATACGCAGAATACAGACATTCCATAAAAATTTGTTTCCTTTAAGGCACCAGATAGATAATTTTAGGGGGTTGTTAAAATGTACTAAAAATACCTTTGTAGACACAAACGGAACCCCTTTTATTTATGAAAAATCTGAATTTTGTAGCCTAAAATACTATAAAATTCAGTCAGTACAACAAAAAGAGACCGCATCTGTTCTTACACTTCAGAATGTTAAAACTAGGTTTGTTGT